TTTCATCTGATAAAAGATCATCTGCTATTAACTTTGCTAACATAGTTAACTCCTATTTTTAACTGTTTTTATTTTGTATGTAAGATACACAATAGTCATTATACCTATAATACATTGTAGTATCAAGTTTATTTCGGCAAGATGTATGCCGTAATTCATAAAAGATACACCAGAAACCTTTAAACTGTCCATTAGTGTTTTCCATTAATGCGAGATAGACTACCTTCTACTCGGCTAATTTGATTATCTAAGTCGTTAATTTCTTTAGTAATTGCATCAAACTTTCTATCTAATTTATCATCAGACTTGTTCCAACGTTCAATTAATTTAATAATCATGCCTTCCATGTTTTCCAAGGTTTCTGATTGACCTCTATTTTCTGTTTTTAAATCTTCTAGAGTTTCTTGTTGCTTTGCTGATTTATTAGATAGTGATACTACTAGATACACAAACATTGCACCTACTACACCTATCATCCCTGCTTCACCGTATACTGCCATAAAATCCATCAAAATACCTTAAATGGTAATAGGTTCCAAATATACATAGAAACAAAAGAAAACATACCGCCTAATACAGTTGCTATTACATCTTTATTAGACCATGCTTTATGATCAATATAGTCATATAATTCTTTACCAAAAGCCAATATAAACAATACAATCCATGATTTTGTAATTGCAAATCCAGCAGATCCTGCCATAAAATGCATAAATTTATCAGAGCCAAATTGAAGAAGAAAATCATTTACCTTACTCATTTTCTTTTCCTTTTTTTATTCCAACTAAGTGGATTAATGTTAAATTCTTTTTCATAAAACTTTACTTTCTCTGCCAGTTCTTCTCTTTCAATCCTTTCTTCCACGATATGTTTATCAAGTAAGTTCCCAATTTGTTCATTAGCATCAAGCATTTTCCCTTCAAGAGAAGCAATTCTAGTTTCAACCTTCCAATACCCATATATTAATGCACCAACTGCAAGAAATACATTAGCAAGAAACTTTATATTAAGAGAAATAACAGCGTTGTCATCAATAATAGCACCTCTATAACTGCGAGCTGTTTTAGGTTTTTCACTCATTGAATCCTTACTTCTTCCCATTGATTATGTAATATGCAATAATTATCTCCATGATACAGCTTACCAGCATACCAATGCATTGTTGAATCTTTTGCTATAATCTCTATAAATACAGTATTTGTATCTGTTGGTGTTAACTCGTAACCCCCTACAGACCAGCCAGAACTACAATTAAGATTTGTAGATGTAAACAACAGGAATATTATAACTCGTACTAACATTTGCATTTACATTTGCATTTTTCATAAAAGTACATCCTTACTTTAGCACCCAGTTCATAGTCATTTGGGTATTTTTTTATTAGTTTTTTAATCTTATTCATAATGTCTTTATTACATGATTTTCTAATTTATGTTTACCTACAATCATTCTACCAGTTCCACCGCCATGTCTAGAATCACATTCATCTACATAGGCTTTTTCAATAGTATCCCAACTATCACTTCTTTTAATTATTTCACCATCTAAAACTAAAAAGTATTTATACCTAGAAGGATAAGTCAGGGTCTCTACCGTACCATCTGGATATGTTTTTTTCCTAGTAGCACTAGGACTAGAGTTTCTATAGAGTTTTAAATCGTGACCCTGAGAACTTTTCCTTATAAGCATTAGTCTTCCTTTACTTCTTCTAATGATTTTTTTAACATTTTTACAAATGCATCACGACCTACTCTAAGTTGGTCTGCAACAAAACTGTTTGATGCTTGTTTGTTTTGTATGTCGTTAATGTGATTTACCATCATTTTTTGCTCATCAGTCATATCTTCTATAACGTATTCTTTACCGTCAAGATTCAAGACTGGCTTTTCTTTTTCTTTTTTAGCCATTATTGACTCCTTATGTTAGTTGTTATTTACTTTCTAATTCTTCTACCCTTGCAGATAGCTCCTGTACAGCTTTAATTAAAGGAAATATAAGATTTCCATAAGTCAAAGTTTTAATACCACTATCCTGTGTTGGTGCATACGTTTCTACGTTCCCAACACCATGCTTTGCAAGTGCCGCCTCAACTTCTTGTGCAATTAATCCAACCTGCGTTTCTGTTGGGTCACTTGGTCTTTCATGTATTAGGTTGCCATCTTCATCTTTTGCATCCCATTTACTATGTCGTATTTCATCTGGAAAGTCTGCTGGATTTTTATACAGATATGTTTTCAACTTTAGTTCTTTAATAAAATCAACACCTTTTAAATCATAATCTGCTACATCTTTTTTAGTTCTCTCATCAGATGAGTATGGTGTTATGCTTGATACCTGTGCCTTGATAGCTGAGATACTTGTATTTCCTAGTGCTATTTCATTATCACCAGTACCATCTGCATTGTAACCTATTACAGTTTGATTACCGGCATTAGCTCCACTTCCATTAGTATAAGCACCCAGAAATGTATTTTGAGTTCCTGTTGTTAAATTATTAGTTCCGTCATGCCCTGAATTACTTCCTAAAGAAGTATTAAAAGTTCCTGTGCTAATATCACCGCCAGCACTAGCACCAATACCTGTGTTATGAGTAGCTACGGAACCTCCACCACCGGGGTCATTAGGTGCAACCATTTCTAGTGCCATCCTTCCCACTCCAGTATTAAAACTTCCATGAACATTAGTTTCTAATGTTTCGTAACCTATCGCTACATTATATTCCCCTACTGTAGTAAGTGTTAATGCTTTATAACCTAATGCAGTATTTTGGTCACCTACATTTATAGATTTACCTGCTTGATACCCTATAGCAGTTGAACCAGAGCCAGAAGTAAGAACTTGTAATGCTTGATAACCAATACCAATTATACCATCTGCAGTAATATCAGCACCTTGACCAGCGTGATAGCCAATTAAAATACTGTCATCTGAATTTGTTGTGCTTGCACCAGCCCCAGAACCAATAAGCACATTTTCGTGTCCAGTAGTCATAGCAAGACCTGCATTACCGCCTATTGCGACATTTTCAATACCAGTACCGTTTGCTACCGCTAAAGCTTTATAGCCTATTCCAACATTATAACCATCTCCAGAATTGTCTGTAGCATTTAATGCTTGGTATCCCACAGCAACATTTCTATTTCCTACATTGCTTACTAAGGCTCCAGAACCAACTGCTACGTTGTAATCTCCAGCATTTGCAAAGTTAGCCGAATACCCTAAAGCTACGTTATGTGTTCCATCAGTACAATTTTTTAATGTATCAGCACCTAAAGCGGTATTTTGACTGCCAGTATTTATATTATTACCACTTCTATATCCCACCATCGCGTTAGCAGTTCCACTTGTAAGAGGAGCTAAAGCCTTAAATCCAATACCTGTATTTGAATCTGCACCACTTGTCATTGTGCCAGTACCAGCTACTTGGTGACCAATAAAAGTATTTTCTACTCCACCAGAGGCTATATTTAATCCAGCTTGATAGCCAAGTAAAGTTGTGCCTACTGCTCCACTTGCATCATTATTACTTAGTGAGATTCTTGAGTTATCGTCAAGTGCAAATCTAATATTAGCAGAGCCAGCATAAAAATTTAGACCACCTAAAGCATTATAAAGATTAAGATTGCCATGACTTGATGAGCCATATCCTAAATAACCTTGTTGAGCATTAGCAGAATCTCTAAAGCTGACAACATTAACTAGTCCATTACCAGTTGTATTAGATTTAATTACTAGCTCAGGGGCGGCTAAACCGCTATATCCTCCAACATATAATACGCCATCATGACCAAGCCTAAGTTTTTCTGTTGGATTTTGACTACCACTTGCAACTTTAAACATTAAATCAGTTCGTGCTTCAGAGGTACTAAAGGTTGCTCCAGCTTCTGCTAATATACTAGCACCTGTGTTATATTCAGAACTTCCATCGTAACCTTGAAAAGCTATTTCTCCTAAATCATCGCCAGAATCAACAGCACTATTAGTTCCTACTGTATTGTTATTTGAGTGCCTTAATTGTATTCTCGGTATTTTACCTTCATTAGTAGAAAATGCTGTTAAAACTAAGTTTACTGCCGAATTGGAATTTCCATATATTGATAGTTTTCCATCTGGACTTGAATCTCCAATTCCAAGATTACCATCAGATGTAATTCTCAATTTTTCAGTAGCATCACCACCTGTGCTAGTTTCATTAGATGTCCAGAACGACAAACCAGTCTGGTCTGCATCAGCACCAGTTTGAACTACAGCAATAGCGGCTTTTTTATTGTCACCACCAGAAGCTCTTGAAAATCCTATTGATGCTCCATAGGCACCATCACCAGCAGAGGCTCCGAGACTGTTTAAATATATATTATCCGTCGTATTACTGCTTGCGGCAAAACCTGCACCTTGTACTATTTTTAACATACCATCAGATGTAAGCCTCATTCTTTCTAAAACACTACCGTTATTAGCGGTATAAAATTTCATAGCTCCATAATTATCTCCAGTATCTCTTACTGTAGAAATTTTTCCTATAGTAGTTTCTGATGTAGCATCGTCTTGCCAAGTCCAATCTAGAGATACACCAGAACCATCACCAGCTCCTGTGCTATCATCATATTTTAATCTCATAGCTGTATATTCTTGATTGTCTAAACTACCAGAAATACTTACATCTAAAGTTCCAGTTATTATTTCGCTATAAGTACCACTATTATCTCCATTAACAATTAAATCTCCATCTATAGTAACATCGCCAGAGATTGTACCTCCAGACTTAAGACCATTTTCTGAACTAATAAAATTAGTAATCATTTTAAACCTCCACTACTCTAACAGCACAGGCAGAGCCTTTGCCTAAATGATTAAAATATATTGTTGATCCTAACCCTTGAGGAACTGTCATAAAAATTAATGTTTCTGCAGGTATAACTAAATCATTAGATGTATTACAATCTGTTGTAGAGCTAGAAAAATTGAAATATATTTCGCCAGCAGCGTAGATACCTATTTGGCCAGACTTTGAAACATCTAAATGTATAGTGTCTGTTGTTGCTGTTCCTCCATGAGTTGCTGCCGCATTGACTGTCCATTCACCACCAAACCCTGCTGAGTTAAGTGATTCTTGTACTGATAAGTGTTGTTTTTTTGCCATGTTATCCTCCTGCTCTAAGGATTGACGATCCGTGAATGAGCTTGTTTGTTAATTATGTTAAATATTTTTGTAACTCTTTTTCATATGTAGCTTCTAATGCTTGAGACTGTGCTAAATGTCCTTGTGTTAACTCTACGTCTTCATCATTAATTGCTGTTGAAATCTTTCGTTTTAAACACCTAGATGCCGCTCCGAGCACCATTAATCTTTCTGCATCTACTGGAAAAAACTTTGTAGCTGTTGAATCGTGTGCAATTTCAGTACTTCCATCTGTAGTTGGTTTTACTGGTACTGAAATAAGATTGCCAGTAGTTAATGATGCATCTGCTAATACGTATAACTTTTCTCCTTTGATATAATATACAGGATCATTGCTTGTTGCATAATAAATAGAAGAAGAATTTTCTGCTCTTGCAACGTGATTTACTACTATTCTATTAGCTTTAATATTTGATTTATGCACATCTAATATAATTTTTTCACTAATATCTAAACCAGTAGACGGAATATCAGACTCTTGTGAGTTATTAATTAATTTAGGCAAAGGAGTTTTGCTTAGTATTTCTGAACCTACAGCTAGTAATGAATCAGTTATAAGCTGATCATCTCCAACATTACCTATTAAATCTTCTACTTGTACTTTAAATGATGCCATTATGATATTACTCTTTCGGTCATGCTACCAGATGATAAAGTTCTTTCAGTCATAGTAACAGTATGTGGTGTATAATAATTTCCATAAACTTTTACAAATTCACCTAAATTACCAGTTCCTTCCCAAGAAGAAACTCTAAGAAAATTTTCATCTGAAAAACTTACTCCAATATATGTTAGTTTTTGTAATGTTCCTAATGTATCTACAGCATATAATGTTCCAGAGGTATCAAAATTAACAACAGCTTCAACTTCTATAGTAATTGAACCATTGTTAGTAGTACCAGTTGTTTGATCACTTGATGAATTAGGTAAATAGTTTATTTCTTTAAAATCTGTCATTAGAAATCGTATCCTTTAATATGATAGCCAGAACCATCACGACCTTTATTAGCATAACGTAAGCCTTCTCTAACACACATATCAAACTCTCTTTTAAAATATTGAGCAGCTTGAAGTGTTTCTGGCCGTAGCTCATAGCCTTTAGCTATTGCATATTGTGCTAAACCTTCGTGAAACTCTTCTGGTATAGCAGGTGACTCTGTAAGCGTTATGCCAGAACCAGATGCTACAAAATCTTCATCTAATTTTACAGCATGTACATTGATTTGCTTTACTTCTGTAGGAGATACATAGCTAGTTGTAGTATCTTCTGTAGAAGTTTTTACAATAGCTATTGCATCTCTTTCAATAAAATATGCGTGATTAACTGCGTTTTCTCTTTCTTTAGGCATTATATATCCGTATCAATTTTTTCAGGTTGCCCTACTAATCTCGGTATTCTATAATTATCATAGTCTACCCTTGTTACTTCTAGTATGTTACTATCTAAAGGATAATAACGTTTATCAATTGTTGTATTAAATGTATACAACGTTTTTAAAATTCTTGTTCTACGACAAAACTCATCCAATGCTTTATTAAGAAATATTCTTATTTGTGCATCTTGTAAGTCTGGATGATGTTGTTTTACCGTTTCTATTAATTGTTTTTGTGTCATATGTTATTTAGCTAGGGGAGCAATAAAGCTCCCCCAACTTGTTTTGTTCATTGTGTTAACTGATAGTAATACCAGCAGCGACTTTGCCGAGTCCTCCTACAATGTAGTAGTTTGTACCATCTGATACTAACTTTACATAATCGCCTGCAACTGCTTGCCCATCAACAAATGAAATAGTAGTATCACTACCATCACTTGTGTCAGCAACATCGTCAGCAGCACCAGCACTAACTGATCCTAGTATAGCACCTGATGGAGCTACTACTGTATAACTCGCACCTGATGGGGCAGCCTTTACAATAAAAGTGCCTTCCCATCCTATATTGCTAGGAGCAGGTAAAGTTGTTGCAAACTCACTACTTGAATTTAGCATAAACACTTTACCACTATCAGCATTGCTTAAGGTTGATGCGGCTGTCAATTCCTTGACACCTGCACTTGAACCACCTAGATAAGGTCTAGCCATAATAAGCCTCCTTACGCTGTGATTTTAAACAGATGATGACTTTCAATTAACTGTATACCAACACCTTCATCAGACATATATTGATCCTTAACACCATCAAAAGCATTATCTGTTTTGATGTTTGTCTGATACATAGATGGGCGATACATTGCATGAAATAGATTTTCCTCAGAAACAACTACCATGTACTTGTTATAAGGCCCACGTAATGCTGGAGTTGGAATCAACTGCAACATTCCATGAGGTGTTTCAAGTAACCTATAGTTAAATCCAAGACCATCACGTTTCATATCTCCAAGGTTAACTGTCCAACCTGAGTTGCCAGCTAATCCTGATGCACCTGCCATTTTTGACCAGTATCCTAAAGCACCAGCTCCAACAAAAGCACGCTTTACACCTACTTCTGGTATATACTGAAATACTTTTTCTGTATCATCAACGAAATTGCCATAAGCATAACTTGAATCAACAGTAAAGATATTTTGATCATCATCGCTTGATGAAGATATTCCATAGTTTTCTAATGCAGAAATAATTCCATAAGTTGAACGTATTAGATTGCCATCTGCATCAGTACGGCCACCATCAGCAAAAGAATCAGAAGTAGAACCATCATAAATATCTAATCCAGTTCCACCTACTCTCTTACCAAATAAGAAAGCTTTTTCTTTTTGCATCTTGTGTTCTTGAGCTTTCATTCTACGAAGCCTAGCTAACTCAGATGATTCACCTCTAAGAACTGCAGCCTCAAGGGTTCCAGTTACTTGTAGTGGTGTTTTAAATATCTGAGTTGAGTTCCACACAACGCCCAGTTCATCTGACCATGCATCTGGAGCTGAACTTCCTTCACCATGTGCATTACCAACAACAATAAAAAAATCATTATCAGCAACGTCTATTGCGGCATCACCCATAACTTTAAATTTTACTGTGTTTGAATCAACGACAGAAGAAATAATTGCATTACCTCTTTTGGTTGATTTTGTTGAATCCCATACCTCACAAACAAGTCCAACATAAGAACTATCTGCAGAAGAAGATAATCCTTTAATGTTGTCTATGTCCATATTATCTGATTCAGCATCAGCTGCACTTCTGCTTGCAACATCTGTTGCAGACTGAAACTCTTGTTTTACCCAAGGATTACGATGTTCAAACATCTTAAAAGTTGGGTCTGGTACATCACGTTGTTCTATATTACTAATTAAAGTAGTAAAAGGGGCAACGTCTGTCCATAGCTCCTTAGTGACCTGCGGATCTACGTAAAAATTTCGTCTATCCGTATAAAGTACACCAGAAGCTTTTAGTAGCTTTTCTGTAGCTGCCATTTGTAACTCCTATTATTCTAGTTTACTTTACGACTTACCTGCCCAGTAAAGCATCACTAAAAAGTTGTTCATCTGTTCTAGGCTGTTCTGCCTGACCAGTTTGAACTGCAGTTGTTTTAGGCACATTTAAACGATTTGCCTGATTCTGCATCTCTTCTGTTTTTTGCTTGACTACTGGATTAGGGTTCGTCCTTAATTCAAACAACTTGGCTAAATTATCTAATGTAAGATTTTCAGGACTCTGCGACCACCGTACAAACTCCATAGCTTTATTCTGATCCCATCCAAAGTTATTTACAGCATGGCTCATAGCCTGTTGCTGTACCATCTGTGCTTGTTGCTGTTGCATTTGAGCTTGATATTGTTTTTGCAGTTCCTGTTCACGTACTTGGTCTTTTTCTTTTAGAAAATCCATGTACTTATCTCTATAGGCTTCTTTAGCCACTCGATACTTAAACGATTCACTTTGTGGATCATTATAAGCATCAACCTCATTGTATGAATGTGGTCTTTCAGGTGCTGATGGCTCCTTCAATGAAGGCTCTTGCAATCCTTGTTCAGGGTATGCTTGAGGTTGTCCATTGGAGGCAGAGCTTTGCATTTCAGGATTTTG